AAATGCTGCGTATCGGCGAAGACTCAGATGAGTTCCAGATGTCGTACTGCTGTAAATGGCTTCTTGATAGAGGTATGTTCGTTACTTCAACCGTACTTGACGAACTAGGGGATACTTCTCAAGAAGTAGTCAAAGCCTGGCACCGTTCTCCTGTTGTAGTGGGTATTGACCCTGCTCGTAAAATTGACTCTACTGTTGTTACCGTTGTGTGGGTTGACTGGGATAGGCCAGATGAGTTTGGTTACTTTGACCATCGAATTCTTAACTGGATGGAAATACAGGGAGACGATTGGGAAGACCAGTACTTCCAAATTGTTCAGTTCCTATCCAACTACGACGTACTTGCAGTTGGTGTAGACGCTAATGGTGTGGGTGATGCTGTAGCACAGCGCCTTAAAATTTTGCTTCCTAGAGCAGAAGTCCACTCTGTAGGTAGTAGTCAATCAGAGCAGTCAAAGCGTTGGAAGCACCTTAAAGCACTTATTGACCGCCGTATGGTTGGTTGGCCTTCTCACGCAAAAACTCGCAGATTGCGTACATGGAAGCGCTTTTATCAACAGATGTCTGACTTAGAGACTAAGTTTCAAGGGCCTAACTTTTTGGCTCATGCACCTGATGAAGCCCATGCCCATGATGACTATGCGGATAGTTTGGCTATTGCCTGCTCTTTAACTATGGATTTAACAATGCCTTCGGTAGAGGTAAGTAGCTCTCCATTCTTTAGATAAAAATTTTGGGCTTTAGGCACATTTAATGTCGATAAAGCGAGAAACTATCTATTAGGAAAAAGGCCTTTTCCCTACTCAATAAGGAGTCATATATGACAATCGCACCATCACCTAAGTTCCCAGAGCGTCCAGGTAATAATTACGACCGTAAGATGTCACCTGCAACTCCAGGACAACGTGGACCACTTCGTTTTGAAGAAGGTATCGCAACTGATACTGACGTCCCACAAGAATTCACAAAGGGCGCAATGCAGGGCTACGTTCCAGCAGCTGGTCGTCCAAACCGCAATGCAAATGTTTTTGAAAAGCCAGCTGAAGAAACCATGCGCGAGCGTGCTCACGTTGGTTCAGCTGCATGGGTAGAAGCACCAGATACTCTTACAGAGTTTGCTAACGGTGCATTTGCTGACCATGGTGATAACCGCATCGAAGAAGTTATTCGTAATGGTTCACACCAGCAGCGTCTTAACCCATCAGTAGTACAAGACTAATTAGGTTTCCTACCCCCGTTCAGCACATTCGAAAAGCTGCGGGGGTAGGGTCCTCTTTCTAAGGAGTAATCGTGGCCCTCATTAGAGGTAAAGAAGTTAAGGAATCGCCAGACCAAACACCTGCGAATCCAAGACTATGGAACATGATTACTATGCAAGCTCGTACTAAGTTTGCAAAATATCCATCTCCAGCAGCAGCCCACTGGGTACATGCTCGTTATTCACAACTTGGCGGACAGTTTGTAAAGAACAAGGGTGATGTAGACCCTCGCTTTCGTGATTATGCTCAAGAAGAGATGGATAGAAAAGAAGCAGAGCGTTCTAAAGCGCACGATGTTACAAAGAAAGTAACTAAAAAAGTTACAAAATAAGGTAAACAGATTTACAGATTTGTCGACTTTAGTGATATGGTTTACCCACAAGTTTTGGGAGGGAAGTAAGTGAGTTCAATTGACTTTTCACCTCCTAGTTATAGGGCGGCGTCAAGCGATTTAACAATCTCCATCTCTCCTCTTGGCTTAGTAGAACTTGCTGATGAAGAGTTTGAAGTACACGGTCCACGCCTAAACCGTTATAGCCTTAACTGGGCTATGTATCTAGGCCATCATTATTCTTACCGCCGTCAAGTTGGCGAAACACAAATGGCGATTAATTATTTCCGCGCCTTTACAGATTTCGTACTCAACTTCACATTTGGTAAAGGGGTCTCCTTCCGTTCCCCGAAAGAAACGGAAGCTATTGTTCCCGACCTTCTAGAACGTGTTTGGGAAGTAGACAACAATAAAGCTACAGTGCTGTGGGAAATCGGACAGCAGGGTGGCGTCTCAGGCGATTGCTTTATTAAGGTGGCTTATGAAGAAGCTTATGTGGACCCTGCTGGTCGTACTCATCCTGGACGTGTTCGTATCCTTCCTCTCAATTCATCTTTCGCCTTTCCTGAATTTCACCCTCATGACCGCGAGCGTCTTATTCGTTTTAAGCTCAAGTATCGTTTCTGGGGTACATCGCTTGAAGGAACACGTCAGGTATTTACGTATACCGAAATCTTAACGGAAGACATGATTGAGGAATATATCAATGATGAACTTATTGACTCTCGTCCTAATCCGCTTGGCACAATTCCTGTTATTCACATTCCTAATGTTCGTATATCTGGCTCTCCTTGGGGTCTCAGTGATTGCAATGACATTATTAATATTAATCGTACTTATAACGAAACCGCTACTGATATTGCGGACATCGTTAATTACCATGCGGCGCCAGTAACAGTCATCATTGGTGCTAAGGCATCACAGCTTGAAAAGGGCGCTAACAAGGTATGGGGCGGTCTTCCTAAAGATGCTCGTGTTGAAAACCTTGAAGGTGGAGCACAGGGCCTTAAGGGCGCTATGGACTTCCTTGCAATGCTCAAGAAGTCAATGCACGAAATGATTGGCGTTCCTGAGACTGCTCTTGGTCAAGCACAGCCAATTTCTAATACATCAGGCGTTGCGCTTTCTATTCAGTTCCAACCTTTGATGAACCGTTACCACCAAAAGATTATTCAGTACGCACATGGATTAGAGCGCGTTAATGAACTCATCCTTCTCTCACTTTCAGTAAAAGAACCAGAGACATTTATCTGGGACCCAACAACAGATGTAAAGCTTAAGAAGGGTCAGCTTGACCGTCTAGACCCAGCAGACCCACTCACCTACCGTTCTTACGTGCAGTTCCCACAACCACTGCCTCTTGACAAACTTATCGCTCTTAATGAAATCCAATCACTTCTTTCACTTGGCCTTGAGTCTAAAGAGGGCGCACTTCGTACTCTTGGTGAAGAATTCCCAGCTGAAAAGCTCAATGAAATCCGTCAAGAACTCATGGATGACGCAACAGCTGACGGTGCACTTAAGCTGCTCCAGACACAGATTGAACAAGAAATCATGGAACTCACAGGTTCTGCTCCTGGAATGGTAGGTCAAGCACCTGCTGGTGGAGCACCTGGAGGTGCACCTGGTGCTGAGGGCGCAATGCCTGCCGTACTACCTCCTACTATCGATGCTGCCTTAGAAGCTGCAAATATGGGAGAAGCTGACTTGCGAAACAAGTTGGTCACTGAAGCTTATGGAACTATGTTGCCACAGCGACGAGTTCCAGAAGAGTATGAAAAATAAGCGTTTACGCTGAAATTTTCGCACTGTTAGAGAAAAATTAAATACACGAAAACAACGTTTGGTCATATGAGCTCTCACATCGGAAAACGACCCCTAGGACACAAAGGATATAGCAATGAGCACAGCAGAAAATATGGCGGAGGCTTTTGAAGCCGAAGCAAGTACAGCTCCAGTAGTAAACGTGTCGGGTGTTGACGCACCTACTGTTACTGAGGATGTAACTTCTACTCCAAAGTTTTATACTGAGGACGATTTAGCACGAGTTCGCTCACAGGAAAAAGACAAACTTTATCCTGTAGTTGAATCACTAAAGAGTGAAGTTGCTGCACTTAAGAAAGAAAAAGAAGAGAAAGCCGCTCGTAAAGCAGCTAAGGAAGCCGAGGAATTGGCTAACAAAGCAGCTAAAGAGAAAGCTAAGCTTGAAGAAGACTTGGACGCCAAGGAACTTATCAAGGTTAAAGAGCAAGAGTGGCAGGAGCAGTTGGAGCGTGAGCGCAGCGAGCGTGAACGAGCCTTCGCTCTTCTGGAGCAAGAACGCACATATGCTGAGCTTCAAAGTTATAAACAAAATCGTCTTGAACAAGAACGTGACAACATCATTCCTGAACTAGCAGACCTCATCGCTGGAAATACTCCAGAAGAAGTTGATGCAAGTTTGGAAGGTTTGAAGGAACGTTCAGCAAGAATTCTCGAATCGGCGCAATCTGCAATGCAGAATGCCCGTAAAGAAATGACTGGTACAAGGGCAACCTTGCCTCCAGCTGGACCATTGGAAACTAATTCGGAGCAACGTCAGTTTACAGCGCAAGATATTGCGTCTATGTCGATGAATGAATACGCAAAATATAGAGACAAGCTTATGAGCGATTCCGCTCGTGGCAAGTCTCGCGGCCTGTTCGGATAAACCAACCCCCAATCCAAATCCAATCAAGGAGTTATAGCTAAATGGCATCAGGTATCACAGGTACAGGCTCACTAGCAGCCTCACCAACAGCCTACTCAGGCACTAATACCCAACTTACACAGGCTATTCAAACGATTTGGTCCAAGGAAATTCTTTTCCAGGCCATGCCAATTCTTCGTTTTGAACAGTTTGCAGTAAAGAAGACAGAACTAGGTGTTGCACCTGGTCTTCAAATCAACTTCATGCGTTACAACAACCTCGGCTTTGCTTCACCGCTTGTCGAAGGTGTTCGTATGCAGACAAATGCATTGACAGCACAGCAGTTCTCAATCACAGTTGCAGAGCATGGTTATGCTCTTGCTGTGTCAGAACTTCTTCTCAACGCATCATTCGATGACGTAATGGCTTCAGCCTCACGTCTTCTCGGTCGTAACATGGCTGTCTATCTTGACCAGCTTTCACGCGACA